AAGCCACCTGATGGAGTCTGAACATAACCACCAATGAAGTCAGAGACTTCTGTGTCGCCAGTTCCCATTACAAGATTGACTTCACCAAACGCACCCTCAACGAGAGCAGTCTTGCCAGTTCCCGGCGCACCATAGAGAAGTGCGAACATAGGCGAACCTACAACACCTGACATCACCGCAGTTGCTTCACGAGCTTTGCGAAGAGTTGCGACATCTTGATGTTCACCCCACTTGCGTGCGTGATAGGCAGAGCCATTAGGACGAGTAAAGATGTTATCTTCACTTGCGATTACAGAAGTCGCAGAAACTACATCAACATCAACTGCTGGTGTCGTGCTCTTTGGCTTCGTGGTGCGTGGTGCTCGCTTCGTGTAGCGACCCTGTGGAGTCACCATTGAGTTGATGCGAAGTGCAGCATCAACGACAGTTGATTGAGCCATAAACTCGTCAAGACGAGATGCGAAAGTCGTGCCTATGATTGCGTATGTGTCTTTGATAGTAGCCATTATGATTTTCTCCCTTACTTGGCTTCTGCGAACATCTCGTCAAAGCCTAAGCCTTTGCGAGTCTGTCCAATTCGATAGATTACTTTGATTGGTGTCTTACCTTGAGCGATTTCACTCAAGTCTGTTTTTGATACTTCAACAAAGAATGGTTCACCCACGAGCGTGAAACGCAAGTTGAGACGATTCAATGTGTCTTTGATGTTGTTGAGACGAGTCAAGCGATGTTCTTCTGTGCTCATTCCATTTTCGTCCACCAGCATCGCTGAAAGAACCGTAGTTCTCCACTGCTTCTTCTGAGCTTCGGCAGTCAAGCGACGCTTGAATACATGAGAGACTACGAAGTCTCCCTCTTCGTTGATACCATCTGGCGTGATGAACATCTGATAGATGTCACCAGCAGCGTTCGTGAATTCCGCGTAGAACGCGCAACCCTGAACTTCTTTTGTAGCCGGTGCTACGAGTGATGCTGTGCTCACTTTATTTCTCCCTTGTGTAGGTGTCGTTTTGGTGTCTTACTGTCTTACATCTCTAAAGGTACATTACTTCTAGAATGGTGTCAAATCGGGGAGTGAGATGGTGTGTCGCACCCCCCGACTTGACGAGAACTTACTTGACTCGCAGAGTCGTGTAGGTCGTGCTGGTCGCACAAGCAGAGGCTGCTTCAGGGAAAACTTCCTTGAGCATCTTGCTGTCAATGCCAGAGCGAGTCTGCTCTACTGCCTTGACCTGAACGACTCCACCAATGGTGGCTTCTTCAGCACCCTGCATCAAATCTAGAATTGCAGAGCGAGTTGCCTTCTCTTGTGCTTCTAGCACCTTGAGTGCATCTTTGGTGTCGTTGAGCGTAGCGATAAGCTCAGCGAGATTCGTACCATCAAGTGCAATGGTATTGGACTCCAAGACGACTGCTGTCGTGGTCTTGGTCTTGCTTACAGTTGCGGTACTCACACCGCATCACCCCTTTGTAGGTGTCTTACTTCAGTAGACCTTCTAATGAAGTATTCACACTCTAGCATCACTCTATGACATTTTCAAATCGTATCTGCTAGAGAATCTTTATTCAGTTATTTTGTCTTACATAACAGACATTAGCGACTTATTATTCCAATGTCAAATCCATCTAGAAAACCGCGTGTCGTCCTTAGTCTTCAGGGTCTTCGTAGTTTGGACAGTCTTCGTATCGTGCTTCGTCATTCTCGCATTGACACACTCTGTCACCATCAACATAGTCTTGATGGCAGACAGGTTCGATGAAGCTTTCCTTGACCATAACTCCACCTTTGAATTGAAGTTCTCCGAACCAACCTGTCTCTTCTTCAAAGTCAAGAAAGATGTCCAGAGTCGGCCATTGAGTTGCGAGTGCGTACATCACCGGAGTAGGAACAGACCACGCAGTCTGGAAAGTGTAGACGAGTTGTGTGACATCATCAGCATCACTTTCTTCTGGATAACAAGCGTCCCATTTTGTTCCCCACGCTGTGTGCTGGTCAATCGTGGTTAGTTCTTCTGAAGGTAGCGGCACGATGTTATGAAATGAGATTGGTTGGTCCACTTTGTATGGAGTACCACCATCTACTAAGTCGTGAGGCTGTTTGAGAGTCGCACGAAGTTTGTCAATCGTGTCTTCGTCACCTTCTATGAGTAACGAGTTGTAGACCCAGTTTGGCATCTCTACTTCACCTCAAATCCGAGTTGCTCGATGTTGATGATTGCAATCTCCCACCAACCATCTTGGTCAAGTTCTTCGTTGCCTTCGTTCTCAACATCTTTCTCTGTGTTGTAGAAAGCATCTTGTAACTTGGTGAGAGTTTCTTCATCTTCCCAGAAGTTGTAACTCTCGCGTACTGCATTTAGAAACTGATTCCAGTTCACTGGTATCTCCCTTGTGTAGGTGTTGGACTTACAAAACTGATTCTATGTCTATTATTTCTTTTTTGTCAAATCGTAGCGTGTCGTCAATCGCCGGAGATGACGAGAACCGAAATTATCTTTTCTGGTCCGGGGGCAGCTGAGTTGGCCGGCCGCACGAGGTATCAAAAATTTTTTTCCCGGACCTAGCAAAAAGAAAATCCCCCTTGCTGGCATCTTTGCACCAGCTTGAAGGGGGATTTATTTTTTCTTGCTAGGCTGCTGCAATCTCTGCAATCAATGAGATAGCTGCTTTAGCCCACTTGGTTGATGTCTTTGTGTCTTTGTAATTGCCAATCTTCTGAGCACCGGTTTCAACGGATTGAGCCGATTTGTAGATTGACACCGTGTTACCTTCTTCTTCGCAGAAGTAACCGTATTCGTTAGAGATGTCTGCGACAAATCTCTGAAAGATGTCCGTCACTATTTTTTTCCTCCAGCTAGTTCCCACATCGCTTCAATGTGCTTATCCAGGCCGTTCTGTATCCGTTCATACTTCTTCTGATTGAAGATGATTGGGACAAGTACACGCCGTGATTTGTACAAGTCCCACCAGATGGAGTATCCAATCAGGCCGACTATCAAAATAATAGAACCGATTAGGTATTCCATTACTTGACTTCCAGTACGCGTAGCATCTCGTCCGTCTTCACGCCGAGAACTTCTGTCATCACCGGAAGCATCGCGATACTTGGCCGCGTCTCTAACGCGAAGTACCGGTACAGGTTGCCACGGTTGATTCCCATGTCAACAGCTACTTGCTCTAGTGATGTGTATTTCAGTGTGGTCATGCGCTGGCGAAGCCACGGCATGCCGGTCAGTTGTTTTGTCACTGTAGTTTTTTTCCTTCTGTAGTTTGAAATGCTCCGTGTTCGCAGGTGGCGGAGCAACCCACCAAGCCTCGCATCTCCAGAACCGTTCCTTTGATGCTTGCGAAATCCTAACCTTTTGAGTTAGGAAACTTAAGTGTCCCGTGTTCGCGAGTGCCGGGACAACGCACTCCCAAAAGTCTGAGGGAGGAGTAAGGCAAAACCCTCAGGCCTGTGCGGTTATCTAGCCCTAAATGTCCAAAATAATCTAGGGATAGAATGTTGTTATTCAGTTATACACGGGTCTTACGCCGCTGTCAACTTGGTAGCAAAACCGAGTTCAACTTTGTTATGTGTGTACTGCTTGAAGCAGTTCTCGCACACATAAGCCCAAGGACCCCAAATCGTACGAGCATCGTACTTTGATTCGCGGTCTTTGCAAATGTCGCAATTACGCATGTGATTCTCCCTTCGTAATGAATCTATGATGGAGTTTACGCCCTTTCAGGCCTCGTGTCAAATCGGACGCTTTGTGAACAAATCAATGACTTCAGCATTGAGTCCGGTATCAGGGTCAACAACTTCTGGAAGGTTGTTCCGAAGCTTTGCAATTTCCAGAAGCCGGTCTTCAATAGCACCATCTGGAATCTCAATTTCATTCCCGAACTTCTGCAGCGAAGTTGCTGGGAATCCCATCATCAGCATCAAGCCTAGATAGTTTGCGGTTGTGTCTGGGTCGTTCTGTGAATGTGTCATAAATACATTGTTACACGGAGGTGTGACATTTTTTGAAAGTTTTTGAAAAAAGTTTGAAAAAGATTTTGCAAATCTGAGTTTTATGTCCCTAAGGGGTTTTTCGGGAAAAGATAATAACTTGGTCATCTTCCCCGGTAGACAACCGTTTCAACCGTTTCAAATCAAAAGCTGTTCAAAAGCTGTTCAAGTTTCCAGTGCCTGGGAAAGCGGAAATTATAATTTGTACATCCGCCAGGCGAGCTACCTCCCCAGTCCCAGTTAAAAACGAAAAACCCCAGGCCTCTCGCCGTTAAGCGAAACCCTGAGGTTCATCGGTTGAGTACCAGCTTCCCCACCAGCACTCGTTACATACGTTAGCACGGTTGGCTTCGTTTGTCAAGCCTTCAGTGCACGCCGTTATTATTTTTTCTTGCTGCAGGTTTTTCTCCGGAGCTGCAGGAGCTGGCCGTTAGGAAAAAAATTTCTGGGGGGTCAGGCCTGCACGCCGCTGGCCGTTAAAAGATTAACCAGTTCCCTAGCTGCGTTAGCCCTCGCCGTTACTCGGATGTGGTCTTCCCGGTTCTTCGCGAGTTCAATGTCACCAGTTAGCTCATCGGCTAGCTTGCTCGCCGCTGCTATTATATTTTCCGTTGTCATCGCTCGCCGCTCTCATCCGACTGAGCATCCGTTGGTTCCTCAGAATTTTTTTCCTGTACTGGCTCGCCGCTGCTCTCAACAACTTCGGCATCTATAATATTATTTGTTGCTTCCAACTGAGCGGCAATGTTTGCAGCTCCAGCAGCAAGCCGTTGCAACCGTTCCGCCACAATTACATGCGGAGGCCGTGCATCGTTAACTTCAATGTCCACGCTCAAATCCATACCAGCACGCACGCCGGCACGGTCAAGAATCTCGGTGCTCGCCTTCAGACGCACCGGTTCAGACTCAGCCGTTTCCATTAATTCTTCAAGAACATCTACAGCGTACGGTGCAGCTTGGATGAGTTTGCGTCTTGCCCGTTCAACATCCTCACCCGGTTTACGAACCGTCTTCAAATGCACACGACACAGGCCGTCATCCTTGATGCGACCCGATGACCACAACTGGCAACGCAGGCCGTCTGATTTCATAATGCGGCACCGATGAGGCAGGCCAGCAGGTTGGCGGTTAGGGCTGGCCGGACCACCGTTATTTTGTTCCAGCTGCCAAGCACGAGTTGAGCCCAACACCCACGGTGGGACAATCTTGCACGCCGCGTCATCAACCAGAAGGTCAAGACCGGTTAGGAAATCTGAGTTATTATTTTTTGGGTCCGTTAGCAGCGGCTTCTTTTCAGCTAAACTGAGCAACCGTCGCTCAACGGATGACTCTTGGGACCTCGCCGCAATAAGACCCGTTGCCCCTCCGGACTGGTCATACACTGGGTCCCAGTTCAATTTGGCACGCCGCAATGTGGCCCGGTTGTCAAATGTGTCTTCGCACACGCCCCGTTCGTGTTCTATGATACCAAGTTCCGATAAGTCAGGCCGCCGGTCATAAGGAGCATCTACACGAGGCTCGCCGTCGGTTGGGTCTTCTGCTGGCTTCTCAGGAGGAAAAAAATTTTCAAGCTCTGACACTGGCCGTTACCCCTCTCGGAATTTTTTTCCCACTCACTGTAAGAGCTGGCCGTTGTTTTCTAGCTAGCCGCCAGGAGGGAGATGGGAAGTTATATTATCTAGAACCAGGCCGGATAGCTGAAGATTCAACTATCCGACCCCGTTGGAATTTTTTTCCTTGCTATTGCTCAGTTTTCTTAGCCGCTGGCTTCTTCTTGGCCGTTGGATTCTTAGCAGGAGTAACCTTTACGGTTGCCTTTGTGCTGGCCGCATTGGTTGTGGTCTTAGAGGCCGTTGATGCCGTTACAGGAGTTGGAAGAATAAATTCCACATCCGGGTCGGTTGTTTCGCTGGCAAGTGATGGACCTGAGCGACCGGTTGCGCTAGAAGCGAAACTGGTCAAGATTGAGAGAAGGGTCGCACCTGCAGCAACTTTGGCTGCATCTACGGTTGTTGCATCTAGCACGCCAGCAGAATCAGCTCCGATGGTTGCTAAGAGAGTCTGTGCAAATGTCTTGATAGCTCGTTCAGCGACGGCCGTCAGGAATTTTGTATCATACATATTTTTTATCCTTTGTCAAGTCAGAACCTGAAGTTCCGATATACCAAAGGATATTACCAAAAAGTTTGGACGAAAAAACGGCGCGTGGAGAGACAGGCGTACCTTTTCGGCCTTTCATAAACA